CAGCCGAAATTGGGCAGAGTGAGGGAGCGTCCGAAATGGCGCTCCCTTTTCACATGAGCGATTAAGAGGAGTGATTAAATGACCGCACCTACAAAGAGAAGCCTTAAGCCAGCGATTGGTGCGGCTAAGGAACCTGCTTTTGAAAAGCGAAATGAAAAGTACGAATGTGTTTGCTGCCACGAAGAAAAAAAGCCTACGGATTTCTACAAATCCCCTACTGCGGCGTTTTGGGACTACCCCGGCAGCATTACGCTTGTATGCAAGCAATGCGTCCGTAAGCAGTTTGATCGTGATGTGGATCAATACGGCCTTGACAATGCAATTATGTTTACCTGCTATCGTCTTGACCAGCCATATATCAAGTCAACTGCAGAGGATGTTAAGGTCAACACAAATCCGTTTGATATTGGTGTTTACCTTGGCTCTGTTTCTCGTGCTGCCTATACCGGCAAATCTTTCGCGTGGTCTCTCCTTTCCGGAGAAATCAATCGTGAAGATGGCGATGGTGTTAAGGAAGAGAGAGAAGATAAATGGTCTAAGCGTGACCGGCAGAATATGAACTATGTTATTTCGATAATCGGGTATGACCCTTTTGACGATGCCGGCCTTAGTAATATGGACAGAAAATATTGCTACAATGTCCTTTCGTCTTACCTTAATACGCCTTATATAACGGACGATTCTCACAAAATGCAGTCCGTTATTCAGCTTACTAATACATTGCTGCAGGTTCGCAAGCTTGACGAAGCAATCAACAGAGAGCAGCTGAAGGCAAACACTAATACCGATACTCTCACTGACATGGTTATGGCAAGAAAAAATCTGCAAACCATTGTAAATGCCATTGTAAAAGACAACAATATTGCCTCGCAGTATTCCAAGGAAAAGACCGGCGGGGAAAATACCTTGACCGGCAAGATGCGGGAGCTAACCAATAATGGCTATGAGGCAATGAAGGTTAATCTATTTGATATTAAAACCTCTGAGGCTATGAAGCAAATCGCTGATCTTAGTAATTCGAGCATCATGGAACAGCTCTCTCTCGATGCCAACGATTATACCGAAATGCTGAAAGAGCAACGCACCATGCTGACTGACCTGCGAGAAAAGGCGGATGCGCTTGAGGAGGAAAATAGACAGCTCAAGAATAATCTTGAAAATCTGATTGCGGAATCATCAGCTAAGAGAAAGCGTGGTGGTTCATAATGGAAATTTATGTGCCAACTACACCATCCGAATGGTCACAGCGTAAGGTTGAGGAATATGAAAAGGCGGCAAAGGTAATCAATTAGGGGCGTGAAAACCCTGTTCGCTTCGCCGAAGAAGTGTTCGGCATTGCCATGATTGATTATCAGAAGTGGTCTTTCATGGAAAGCTGGTGGCGCCCGTATGTTCTTTGGCTCTGTAGCCGTTCGGCTGGTAAAACAACCGAGGCTGCAATCTTCTTGCAAACGAAGTGCTTCCTTATACCGAACTATACGGTCTGGATCTTTACAAACAGTGCCGGTCAGTCTATTGAGTGCTTCAAGAAAATCGAGGATATCGCCTTGCAGAAGATTCCTTCATTTAGAACCTGTACGGACATCTTCGCTTCCGAAATCGAGAGAAACTCCAATTCCCCTACTGGGTTTATTCATGACCCTGCGGGCCATCACTTCTCTCTGTTTAATAATTCTGGCGTGACTACCCTGTCTTCAAACCTTAACGCCATTCGTGGTAAGCGTGGTTCTATATTCTACGACGAGACTGGTTGGATGGGCAAAGAAGAATTTGCAACCACTGAACCATTCGCTTCACAGGACGCGAGTTGGGGTATCGGCGTCTCTAAAGGCCCTAAGTATTACGAGCCGCAGGCGATGCCTTTGCAGAGACTGTACGCTAGTTCCGCAAGTGATGTGACATATCCGTTTTACGAGAAGTATCGTGATTTCTCTAAGAAAATGATTCTTGGGCATCCTGACTACTTCGTTTGCGATATCAACGCTAACACTATTTTAGATTTCTCTACTCTTAATGGTGAACAGATCCCTTCTCACTTACAGCGAGAAGAAATCAGCCGAAAGATGGACGAAGACCCGGATATGGCAGAGCGCGAATACTTCAACAAATTCTCAAAAGGCGGCGCTCAAAACAGTGTTGTCCGTATGGAGACAATGATCCGGAACTCTTTTGTTTATCCTCCGGTTATGTGCAACGATACTGGTAAGCGTAAATTCATCTTTACATATGACCCCGCTCGCAACTTCGATGGAAGTGTCCTTTCTATTTTTGAGCTTATTGAGGACGAAAAAGTTGGATTGAAGTTGCGGTATGTGCGGTGTATTTCCTTTGTCGATACAGAAACGCGCAAGAAAACTCCATTGCCGATGAACGAGCAGGTCAAAATAATCAAAAAACTGCTCGTTGATTACAACGGGCCGAACGCTGCTGACTGGGAAAATATCGAGGTTTATATCGATGCCGGTGCCGGTGGTGGCGGTATCTCTGCCGTGGCTGATAACCTTATGGAGGATTGGGAAGACAGTTCCGGGCAGGTGCATCGTGGCATGGTTGATCCGGAACATAAACAGTATGAGACCTCCAGGGCAAATTATCCTAATGCTCTTCCCTGCATTCATCTGATTGAACCTGCTTCTCATAAGCGGCTTATCTTTGATGCACTGGAGAATATGACAAAGTTTGACCTGATTGAGTTTCCTGATTATGACGGCAAGGATGTTATAACCATAGTAAATGCCGATGGCAGTTACCACGATTATGAGCTTTCCTTCCCAGAGCGGCTTGCGCTGGTGCAGTGCAATCTTGCCAAAACTGAAATCACCTATATGCGAAAGTATATTTCCGCCAATGGGCAGACATCATACGATCTCGCTAAGGATAAGAAAAACACAATGCATGATGATCGTTGTTACACCGTAGCCATGGCTGCATGGGTTCTTTCTCAAAAGAGAAGAACCGATTTAATCAATTCCAATGTCCAAACAGATGACGATTTTTCTGAATTCTGTTTCCGGGCGCCAAAAGTAAAATGAAGGAGGTGCGCAGTGCTTGCAAAAATACGCAAATCGTAAAGACATGATGAACCGTCGAAAGGGCGAATCACACCCTGAGCCAGTTGTAGATCCACCTATGATGTTTGCAAATCTCAATCATGTTATTTATCGTGATTTGAATGGCACGACTCGTGCCCCGACTTTCACAAAATACTCGAGAGAAGAAATTATCACTTATCTCTCAAATCCGTACAGATATAAAACACAGCTTCGCAATGCTGTTATCTATATGTATGGAGCCAGTTCCAACTTCCGCCGCCTAATCCAATATTTCGTCGGGCTGAACGATTTCTCATATATCGTTACGCCATACCGAATGGATTATGACAGCGCTGAAACAAAAGGCACTACATATAAGAAGAACTACATCAAAACTCTTGATTTTCTGTCCACTATGAACATCAAGACACAGGGAGCCAAGATTTTGACTGTGTGCCTGCGGGAAGATGTGTTCTATGGCACTTGCCATGTCACAAAAGACGATATCACTATTCAACAGTTGCCTTCCGAGTATTGTGACATCACATCAGTAGAAGGCAATGTCTTTAATGTATCGTTCAATTTTAGCTATTTCGATTCGAGAAGCGACTTGCTTCCACTTTATCCGCCCGAGTTTGAGAAAAAGTACAATGCCTATAAAAATAGTTCGGGGAGTAAGTGGCAAGAGCTTGATTCTCCTAATTCATTTGCTATCAAGGTGAATAACGATGTCCCCGACTATCCTATTCCGCCGTTTGCTGGCATTCTTCCCAATCTCTATGATATCTCGGACTATCAAAGCCTGAAAATGACAAAAACCGAGCTGGAGAACTACGCAATTCTGGCGATGTATCTTGAAAAAGATCCCGATGGCAGATGGCAAATGGACTTCGGTAAGGCGGAAAAGTATTGGCGCAACCTCGATGGTGTTCTGCCAGATGAGGTTGGTTCTATTCTGTCGCCTATGAAGCTTGAGAAAATCAGCTTTGACAGAGCTGGAGGTACTTCCACTTCCGACACTGTTTCCGATGCGGAAGAACATATGTTTAGTTCCGCTGGTGTATCTTCTCAGATCTTCTCAAGCAAGAACGCCACATCAAGCAATGCGATGCTTCTTTCTATTAAGGCAGACCAGAACATTACTTTCGGTATCGTTCGCATGATTGAAGACGCCATCAACCGAATACTGCACGAACAATCTGCATCTAAGAACTTCTCTATTCGTTTCTTGGATACTTCTTGCTATAACCGCAAGGAAGCCGCAGAGGTCTACCTTAATGGTTGTCGATCTGGTGCGCCTTTTGTATCCGCCTACTGTGCAGTTGCGGCTGGCCTTAATCCGGAGGAGATGGATGGTCTTTGTTGGATTGAGCAGAAGGGTTTTGATTTCGTGTCGAAGTTTAACCCACTGCGGATGTCGTCTACTCAGTCCGGCAATGATGGAAATGGTCGTCCTGAGTCTAATCCCGATACGCTCACGGATGAGGGCGAGCGCTCCAGAGAGAAGAATTGAGGTGGCGTGTATGGAATTTATTTATGTTCTTAATCCCAAAGCCGCAGAAGAACTGATGGCTCAGGGGTTTGGATATACTACTTCGACCATGAACGGAAACTTGGTTTGGATTTTTGATTACAACGATGAGCTGCAGCGGTTTACACTGTCCCGCTATTCCGATGATCAATATTTCATTTCCGACACGATGTTCATTTGAGGTGGTACTATGAAGATTTTTCAAAATGGAGGAGGTGAAAACGAAAAGTGGAACAAATAAATTTAAGTTTTTCCTCCAAATTGACTGAGTTTTCAAAACTTAATGAGCAATTTATCAAAGCATCCTGTTATGTAATGGCTCTTGGGAAAAACCGCAACGGCTCACACTTCTCAAAAGAAGCAGTGGTTGATGCCTTAGATTCGCTCTATTTTATTCCTGTCGTTGCTCACCTGCTTTATGATGAGGACAACAACAAGTGGTATGTGGGCGGACATGATAGAGAGCTTGTGGTTACAGAAAATGGGCTTATGCTGAAAGATGTGACCGTTCCGTTCGGTTGCGTTATCCCCGAGAACACTGAGTTTGTAGAGGTTGAGGAAGATAACGGGACGCAAGCTACATATCTTAAGTGTTCTATTGTGATTTGGGCTGGAAGATACCCGAATCTCATGGAAAGTATCTATAGCAGCGATCTCTACTGGGGTCAATCCATGGAGATCAAGGCTAAATCAATCCGTCCTTTGCCGAGTGACAAGAAGTATAGAGACATCACTGAATTCACATTCTCATGTTTAACACTACTTGGCAAGGACGATAACCCCGAATACCATACAGAACCATGCTTCCCATCTGCTTGTGTGGTGCCTGTAGAGTATTCTTTGGGAGAAAACTTTAAATCTGAATTTGAACTTATGAAGAACCAGCTCAAAGAGCTGGCCTTTTCTTTTAGTCCGGATTCAAGAACTGGAGGGAAAGACTTGGAAGACAAGAAAGCTTTAATTGCAGAGTTTGGCCTGAACGAGGATCAGCTTGACTTTGAAATTAGCGATGAAATGAGTCTCGACGAGCTGCGGGAGAAGCTTACCGCATTTGCGGAAGCACACAGCCCCCAGTCCGGCAGTAATGACATCGAGTTTGGCGCTACTTTTAATGAACGCCGTGACGCTCTGTCTGCAGCTGTAACCGATGACTATGTTCGCAATGAGTCTGGCGATGTAACTGAGTACATCAGACGCTGGCTCTTTGATTTCGATGACAAGTACATCTTCGTGAATGGCTACCACTATGTTGTCGCGGACAACACAGAGACCCGCTTCTATGCAAGAGTGCCCTATTCCTTTGATGAGGAGAACAAGGTCGCTTCTTTAACCGGTGAGTATGAGCATATGTTTATGACTTTGCTGACTAACGAAGAGAAGCAGGCCGTTGACAATGCGCGCGCCGAACAGGAGAACTATGTTGCTACCCATTCCTACAGCAACGAGGAGTACGAGGCTCTGAAGGCGTATAAAGACGAGAAGGAAACAGAGGCTCGTAATGCTGAATTTGATACGGTGATTGCCGAGTATGCAGAGATTGCCGAGTTGCCTGAGTTTAAGGCTATTGCTGAATCTGTATATTCCTACGAGAATTCTGATGCTCTCCGCATGGCTTGTGATGCTGCCTATGGCAAATTCAAGCGTGAGCAAGCTGCTGTTGTTGCCCAGAACTTTTCTGCTGTCGGTGGCGAGAAAAAGGCTACTGGCAAGCTGAAAATGCCCACGGATTCTGCGTCTATTGACGGCAAAGGTGACAGCCGCCCCTACGGCGATCTGTTCGAAAAATACGGTAAGAAATAAAAATACTGGAGGAATTTAATTATGGCTAATTATGGCGTTGTTCGCCTGGACAATATGTCCGGCACCACTGATGGTACCCTGCTGCGCTCTGTTCGTTTCTATGATGGCGACAAAGAGGCGGCTATTAAAAATGGTCGCGTTGTTCTGATTGGCGACCTGCTGGATGGTCAGCGTGAGGTTCGTAAGGCTACTGCTCCTGCGGCTACTTCTCCCCTGACTCATATTGGTCTGGTTGCTGCTCCCGAACTGATGTATGACGAGCGCAAGCGCAATCTTACCGAGTTCATCAACGAGGCTGGTGAGAATGTTCGTGTTTACATTCCCCATGTACGCGATATCTTCTCTGTTACCGCTGAGGCTCTGGATGCTGCCGCTGCTATCGCTAAGGGCAACCTGGTTGAACTGCAGGCTGGCACTAAGCTGAAGGTTGTTGCTACTGCCACTGACAAGTCTACTCAGGTTGGCAAGATTGTTGACATCGAGACCGTAGGTTCCCTGACCTACTATGTCATCGAGGTCGGCTAAGAGTAACGGAAGTATCTAATTAGGAGGAAAATGATATGAATGAGAAAAATTCTATTGTAAAGCTCGCAACCGACATGCTGCATGGCAAGGTTGAGACCTATGATTCCAAGAGCTCTGAAGATGTACTGCGTGAAGCTCTGATTGCCGCCAATGGCGGTTCTTCCAAACTGAATGTTAAGGCCCTGCGTCGCAACAAGGTCGAGATCTTCGAGATTATCGAGGAGCTGGTTCCTCTGATGGTCAATGAGGGTCTGAAGGGCGATGAGTTCTTCATGAATTATGTTGAGGAGCGCAATCTTGCCGAGGGCGACAAGAATGAGTTTGTTGCTCCCGATAACAGCACTTTCATCGTTTCCGAGATTGCTAACGGCATCGCTACTCCTCGTCGTCAGAGAATTGGTGAGAAGACCGTTGTGAGCGTTAAGACTACCGTTCATGCTATTCGCATGTATGAGGAGTTCTCTCGTTTCATGGCTGGCCGTATCGACTGGAACGAGCTGGTTGCTAAGGTAGCCGAGGCTTTTAAGGCTGCTATTTACAACGACATCTACACCGCCTTCAAGGGCATTAGTGCCACTACTGTTGGTCTGAGCAATGCCTATATCGGCACTGGCACCGCTGACGCCGAGAAGATCCTGGCTATCGTTGAGCACACCGAGGCTGCTAACGGCGAGTCTGCTGTTATCGTTGGTACCAAGGCTGCCCTGCGTAAGTGCCCCGGCGCTGAGCTTGGCGACAATGCTAAGACTGACCTGTACAACGCTGGTTACTTCGGCAAGTTCTACGGCACTCCCATGGTGGCCGTAAAGAATCGCCACAAGGTTGGCACTGATGAGTTTATCTTTGATGATAACACCATCTATGTATTTGCCGGCGGCGACAAGTTCGTTAAGTTCGTCCGTGAGGGTGAGTCTTATATCGTTGAGACCCAGACCGGTAATGCTGACATGTCTGTGGAGTATCTGTACACTGACAAGTACGGTGTTGCCATTCTGGTTAACGGCAAGCTGGGCAAGTACACCATCACCGGCTAATAAAGGGCTGGTGAGTATTGGGTGGAGCGAAAAAGAAAAGGATTCGACAGAGAATATGCGACCTCGTTTAGACGCGAGGTCGCTTTTCTTGCTGAGTGCGGTATTCGCTACACCTTTGTAAAAAGAGTTCAGGAGGTATCCGTGTATAAATACGAGAAGACTCCTGAACTCTTCGCAAAGTTAGCAGAATTCTATGCTCAGAAAATTAGTGATTAAAATGGAGGATTAAATATATGGCACAGCAAACGAAGGGCACTAAAAAGCCCCAGACTTCTGCTACTAAACCTGCAGAGGCTAAAGAAACGAAACCTGTGGTCGAGCAGGCTCCTGTCGTCGAGAAGAAGCCGATTTATCGCACTTTGAGAAAGGTTTCTCCCGATGAGCTCGTAGATGTACAGTCCTGTACCTATGGCAATATGCTTTATATTTCAAAGCGTACTGGTAATAGAGTCGAGTGGGAGGATTTTGGGGATATCCAGACAATGACTGTTGGCGAACTTCAAATCATGAAGGGTTCACAACCGCTGTTCTTTGAGCGCAAGTTGATTATGATTGTCGGTGAAAATGCCAAGGATGTTATCGACTATCTGCAGCTTAATAAATACTATGCAGATTTTGGTTCTATCGATGAGATTGATGCGATTTTTGAAGCTTCTCCGGAAGAGATCAAGCGTATCGTTGCAAATCTGCCTGACAAGGCAATTGAGACAATTGCTCGTCGGGCATATGCGCTTATTGAAGATGGTACTATCGACAGCCAGCGTGTTATCAATGCCTTGCAGGATTCTCTCGGTTACGAGCTGGTGGACAATGACTAATTAAAGGAGGTGGTTGCGATGGTTTCATACGATGTATTCAAGCGATACTTCAAATCTAAGATTAGCCAGTATTCTTTCAGTGATTACGGTTATGACGAAGAGATGGATGAAATCGACCGCTTTCTGCACCTTGCTATTGCCGAATTCAAGAATATCTGCGTAGTCGATTTATCGGATCGAGATGATGATGCTCGTGTGTTCAATTCTGACGATGTGAACGATGACGAGATTATTGATATTTTGACTGACGGTATGGTCTGTGTCTGGCTTCGCAAAATTAAGAACGAGCCACAAAACCTGCAGAACTACCTTGACACGAAGGATTTTCAATTGGCGGCGTCTCCTGCAAATGTGCTGAAGGAAGTGCGTACCACCTATGAGGTTGAATATAACATCTTTGTTGGAAAGATGCTTGAATATTCCTACAATCACGGGGATATTTCGAGTCTTCATATGTGAGAGGTGCTTTTATGGCTGAGATGCAGAGAAGTGACTGGCTCACAAGTATGAAATCCACCCATCGTAGATTTGGCCCATCTTCACTATCGTGTAAGGATGTTGTAGTCAATGGCGAAGATCGGAAGATTATGATAATCAACTCTGACGACTTCGACCTTAAATATGCCCATTGTATTTTTGATGACTTCCTTATTGTAGGCTCGTACATTGAATGGAATGACGAGACCTGGATTGTCACTAAGGAGGGCGGGCAAAAGGATGTCTACCCTTCCTATGAGCTTCAAAAGTGCAACTATGAGCTTAAGTGGGTTAAGGATGGCGAAACCATCACCAAAAAAGCGTATGCTTCCGACATGACCTATTCGCAGGTTGGTGTGCAGCATACTGACTATATGGTTTACGGTGATTCTCGGTACCGCGTCATCATTCCAAAAGATGATGACACTACTAAGATCCGTCGTGGTGATAGATTCTACATCGACGATGGTGACAGCGAGGACGACCACCCTATTTATGAAGCAACAAAGATCGATAGAATTACCCGCATGTACAATGGCAACGGTGTTTACACTTTGATGCTTGTTGAGTGCAATGAACACCCAACCGATAATTCTGATTCTATGGTTGCCGATAACAATAATAAAACTGAGCTTGAGGAAGGAGAGTGGGTCTAATGGGTTATATGTCAATGTTTAAGGATTATAGAAATACTCTCATGAAGGCTCTGTGCTCTTCTAAAGATATCGTTAATCTTTTAAAGAACACAAACGAGGACTCCCCTACCCTTCCCGACAAGTCTCTTTTATATGACCATATTTACCCTTATCCATTCATTCCACAAGCAGACGAGGCGGCCAAGACCTATGTTGGTGTCCGCTTGACCGTACCACAGGTTGGGAGCAAAACATTCAAAACCATACGCCTTACCGCTTTCATCTTCACGCATTACAGTTTGATGAGAGCTCCTGGCGGTCTTCGCGTTGATCTTTTGGCTGATGCGATTGATTCCGTATTAAACGGATCTCTCGAGTATGGCCTTGGTCATGTCGAGTTAAAAGATGTCGATGATGTTCACCCCGCTAAGGATTATTACGGCGTCGTGCTCACTTATGATATTACAGACTGGAATCGGGTGAGCAAACTACAATGAGGTTAGGTTTGATATCGAAAAGGGATCACAAAATCAATAACTATATCACGGTTCATATCCCAACCCTCGGCGAGATCTTCGACTTTGGGCAAAGCGAGTATATGAGTATCGTTAGCTCTCTGGTTGCAACTCCGTATGAGGCAATGGTTATGCTGGATGATATGGGTGTTGATTTTACAACTGTTGATGAGTGGTTCGTGTTTGAATTGATGTTTTCATACTTCGCTAAGAAGTACAAACGCATAAGGATTATCTTTGGCAATCTGGATTTATCCCTTTTTGAAAGGGCAATAAACAAAGAGACCGGAGAAGATATTCTTTATGACTTCGAACATGGCTACATCATCGATAGGCTTGCCCAGGAACAAATCAGCTCCGTATTGCGGGAAATTCTGCAATTTGAAAAGCATGATAAAATTCCTGGCAACGCTATAACCAAGAAGTATCTAATTGATCGTGAGCGGAGGCGTCTTCGTAGGGCGGCAGATCAAGAGAAAGAGCAACTCGAGGACTTGATTCTTGCGCTCGTAAACACACCAGAGTACAAATACAATTTTGAACAATCGATGGAGTTGACTCTGTATCAGTTCAACGCCTGCGTAAAACAGATTCAGAAGAAAATTTCTTTTGACCATCGGATGAGCGGTATTTATGCCGGTACGGTAGATGCTTCAAAAATTAGCAAAGAAGACCTGACTTGGATTTGAGTCGGGTCATTTATTTTAGAAAGGAAGATATAACTATGGTTAATGTTAATGAACTTACCCTGACTTCCCTCGAAAGAATCATTGGCTATAACCTGGGCGGTGAGTATCTC